TTCTGCAAGGAAGCGATAATAGCCGGAGTCTGAGCCGCTATAGGCGACGCACTGAACAACAGGTGTGATACAATGTGCGCATCGTGGTTCTGGCCATCAAAGGCTTTAAGGTCCACGTTTTCCAGCGCATCGATGTTCTCTTGCGCAGGATCTTTAGGCACAGGCTCTTGCGAGCTCGGCTGATTCAGCAACTTGTCCACATCCTTGACGCCCAACGCATCGTACATGCGGCGGAACGCCTCGTGCATGTTATGCATTTGTGGGGCTTGCGTGGCCATCTGTAGCTGCGCCTGGGCCAAAGCTATGCGCTGCGCCTGAGAGAAGATGTTGGGGTTAGAAACTGGAACCACGTCTACGCGGTCGTCAAAATCCTCTGCCATGATCGTCTCATCTCCGCCTTCAACGGAGAATGGGTACTCCTGAGGCAAAGATTCGTGCATTACGCGGGTAAGCAGCTTGAATTCCTGCTTCATTGCGTAGTGCAGGCGCTTGTGTACAGCGCTCATGACCCGGCTACCCTGCTCAAGCATGGCTACCGTCGTGCCCACAGCCGCTTGCTGGTTACCGTCCCCTACTTTGAGGTCTGTAATCGTCGCAAAGCGCTGTCCGGCTTGTACAACGAAGCCTAAAAGCTGGAATAGCGTGCTGTCAGGGCCTTTAAACGGCAATGGCATCAAGCTTTCGCGGATTGCACCGCCTGGAGCGTCTACATCGCGGAACTCGCCGGGCTGTAAAGGCTCAGAATCGTCCCGTATACGCATGCCACGAGCTTTAAAGCCTGCGGGAAGGTTAGACAACGTACCGGCGTCGATAAGCTGCCTGAGGGCCGCTGTGGCCGTCCTAGAAAGGCCGCCAATAGTGTGGATAAGACCCAAACCATAGAAACCAAAACCAGGAAGGAACTTATAATGAACGAAATACTGAATTTTCTTGCGGTCTTCGTCGTCCTCGGCGTAGTTACGGCGAATGGACAGCACAACTCCGCTGTTTTCGACTACGGTGACAATGTAAGGCAGCTTGATTCCTGTCTCTTCGCCGTCAGCGTCGATGTCTTCAAACCCTGCGAGGTTTAGTTCCACGTGGAACTCTAGCAAAGTGACGTCATAATCAACGTTTGACGCCTGCATGCCCTGGATTTTGTCCATTTCATCGCTAATTTCGCTCGAATCTTCCTGACCCGGCAAAACTGGCACGTCTAAATAGAATCCAGACACCTGAAGCTTGCGCAATTGGTTCAAAGGCATCGAAATAACGTTCGCGATGCACGGACAAGACTCCAAACTGCTCGTTTCGTAAGGCACAACAAGGTTTTCAGCAGGCACAAACTTGCTGACAACGCGATTTAGAGCCTCATCGAAGTAAACTTTCTTGAAGGTAGAGCCTGCCAAGGGTAAATAAAACAGCATTTGGTCGAATTCAGGGGTGTATTCCTCCATCACGTTAGTGATGTAGTAATTCATGAACTCTTTTACCCGACGAGCTTGCTGCTCTTTTTCCCTAGTAGGGGCTCCCACTACAGAGGTTCGTACGGGGCCGTCAGGGGGCAGTAGCTCGTTAAATGCCTGCGCCTGGAACTGAGTGGCCGCCTCAGCCAAAAGGGGGTGTGTGACGCCTGTAGAGCCTCTGAAGGGCAGTGTGCGCTCTTCGTAAGAGAAACCAAGAAGCTCCAGACCCTCACGGTAGGTGTCTTCCCACTCTTGACGCGAAGATTTGTTGGCATCGAACTCGCTCATCAGCTCGTTAGCCACGGCTCCGAGCATACCGGTGTCAATTTCTTCAGCAAGATTACGGTAAAAGTCGCCTTCGTCCACGTCACGCATGGACGGATCAAAGTCTATGACCACGCCGCCTTCTTCATCTTCCGTTATTTCAATGTCCAACCCCTCTCTAGGGGCATTTTCCATCGCACCAGGCGCTGCAATCTCTACTTGCTCCTCAATGGATAGCTCAATCGGGTCCTCCCGACGCTCTACCATGGGCGTTATGCTGTCACCGTTTGCCATTTTAATTACCTTTTAGGGTTATTCTGTCTGTATCTAACATCTGCTTCGGATTCAAAAGGATCGCCCCTTCGACCTTCCGGCAAAGACGTTCCACGTGGAACATTATCATCACGTGATAACATGTTTTGTCTAAACCGTTGTAACACTTCTTCAAGAGTATCTGCTGAAGTCGGTGTCGGTCTATTCAAAGAGGGTAAATCGTCAGAGGAAATCCCCATAAACTCGTCAAACGCTTTTTTATCGATTTGCTCTCTTAGCCTATCAACATCTGTAAACTCTTCCGGTGAAAATTCAGCCGTAGCACCGGGTGGACGATCCCTTAAACTAGGATCTTCTAGTCTACTTTGAACGTTGCGTGCTTCGACCTCAGTCATCAATCGCATGTATTCGTCGTAGCTTATATCGCCCTCTTGGAAAAGCTCCCTAGCTAGATACCCTTCTATGTTTTGAACACCGTGTTGAACTTCGTGAAGTAAAGTAGAGGTCACAGGAACCTGACCGTATTCTTGTTGGTCGGGGTTTATTGAAATCCTATTCTTTCGAATCTGATACTGCCCGCTGCCGGGAATACTACTGTCAAGAACCACCTCTGTCTCTAAAAGCTGAGGATAGTTTTCAAACAACTCCGGGAAGTCTAACACTTCCGGTAGGCGCTTGGAGGTTCCAAACATAAAAATGTCTGCGAATTTATCTAAGTCTACTTTTGCAGAAGATGTGTCAATTTCAAACTGACGGTCCCCTGCCGCACCTATAAACGAGCCCGTGTCCCTGAACACTTCTTGTTCCAACGCTTGATCAGGAGACGACTCCAACCGATCCAATCGTTCATCGCCTAGCTTTTGAGGGGCTTTTTGAGCTTTCCTGCCCGCAATAATGCCCTTCATTACGTTTTTACTGCCAGGAATAGGGTTAAAAACGTCCGTCATGTTAAACGAAGCCAAAGACCTAGCTTTTGCGGCTCCCACCTGATCGCCAGCCTTATCTAGCTCGGTCGCTTGCTCATACAAAGCGTTTGAGTCCATAAACGACCTGACGTTAGAAACAACAGGCATCATGTCAAGCATAAACCCTGCGGGGTCTTCTTGGATACCAGCGGCCATACCTGAACCAATATCCATGACGTCTTGACCCACTACGGAGGGAGACACCAAAGACGGCATACCACGCTCATCAGGACGCACCAGATAGTTGCCGACAAACTCAGGAATGTCCGCAAAGCCCTGTCCAATGTCTTTGACACGCTGCATGACGCTGTCTAATGCGCTTTCTTCTTCCGGCGGGTATTTTGAGGCGTCAAACTCCACGTCTCGGCGCACCATGTCTGAAAGCACTTCGGGGCGGTAGTCTTCTTGAATATACAAAGGGTCTGAAGGGTCTAACGCCGCGCCACCGTCCTGGAAACCCTGCACCCCGGCAAGCACGTCAAATGCGCTGACGTCAGGGCCAGAACCACGGATGTCCTCAGCCGTGCGGCTCAAGTCTTTACCCGCGATCAACGGATCGCCCGCTTGCAGACGAGACATAGCGCCTTGGTTGTTGATGTTCGCAATGTTGTCGATAATCGCGTTCTTAGCTTCATCCGGACTCAATCCCTGACGCGCTAAGTCAAAACCAAACATGTTGTTGAAGTAATCAAGACTCTCGGACCCCGGGTCTTTGCCCGCGCCCGCCAGGCGGATGCCTTGGTAGATTTCTTTGGCTTGTGAACCCGCACGAGCTAAAGGACTCTTACCAGCGTGGTAAGAAAACAACGCGTGATTAACTGCGTTAAAGACTTCTTCGTCGCCTTCAATACCGGTGTTCTGCCGCGTGGCAGTCTCGCCCTCTTTAGGCAAACGCAAGTTAACTCGGAACTTAGGGTCAACCAGACCGGCGTCTACCATCTGATTGGTCAGATCCACCGCTTCACGGGTAATCTCAATCTGCCGGTCATCGTCAAAGCCCAGAAGCTCTGCGCCTTTCTGAATAAGCTTGGTGGCTATGCCGCCACCGGCGACGTTAGAAACCGC